GTGAGCGATTACCTGACCGCCGACGCGACGGTCGAGCATAGCAAAGTGTACTGGCTCGATCTCCGCCATCAGGTGAAGCCATTCATCCTGCAGATCCGCAAGAAACTCGCCTTCACCGCCTTGGACAAAGACGATGACTACGCGAACTTCATGCGCAAAGAGATCTACTACGGCGTCGATAACCGCTTCGGTATGGGTTACGGTGAACACCGTTACGCATACCGCACAATCGGAGCCTAAACCGCTCTGACTGCGTAAAGAGAAGCCGGGCGTTGTGCCCGGCTTTTTTTCTGTGTAGTATTGTCGGGAATTAGTTTGTTTTCCTTTCCCCCTGTTCCCATGAAGCGCAAGACATACGTCCTCGTCGTGAGTGCCAACAACGCCGTGAAGAAACGCAACCGCGCCGGTTTCCGCTTCACGAAGGATCCGCGCGCCATCATGGTCACGATCGACCGCAAGCTCGCGCTCGAGCAGGATGCGGATCTGAAAGTGTATCGCCCGAAAAGCGAGCACTACAACCGCGCCACCGGGAAGGAGGAACTGCCGAACAGCATCGCAAAGAAAATGAACGACGGGCTCGTGAAACTGCACACGACCGTCATCGCCGAGCCGGATTACCAGCGGAGCGTCGACAGCATCCGCAACGAACTCGATATGATGGGCGAAGAGGGAATGGAAGTCGTGGCGAAGGACGTGGGCGCGAAGGTCGGCAAGGATGAGGACATGGCGGACGTGCTCACGAAGATCCTGCTGCAGCTCGAGGCGGAACCGGCCGAGATCATCCCGGCGGATCCGTTGCCCGAAGAGGAGGAGGAAGACGAGGAAGAGGATGAGGAGGAGGGTCTCGATGAGGAAGCAGTCAAAGCACGCTTCCTTGAGCTCGATGCAATGTCCCCAGAGGAGCTCGCCGACGCGCTCGAGGCGCACGGCTACGAAGACGAGGGAGACAAAGCCGGGAAGATCCTCGCCGTGCTCACCGAGGAATTCGGCGAAGAGGTGGAAAGCGTCGAGCTGCCCGAGGCATCGGACGACGAGGCACCGGAGGAAGCGCCGAAGGCACCTGTGGCCGCTCCGAAGGTCAAAAAGGTACCCAAGCCCGTCCCGGCGAAGAAAGACGCGCCTACGGGCAAGAAAAAGGCTCCTGCAAAGGCCGCCAAAAAGAAGTAAAACGATCTATTCGCATTGTGAAGCCAAGAGCCGGGTGTTCAGCCCGGCTTTTTTCTTGTAGAATTTCTAACAATGGATACGGACAATCTCCTCACATTATTGGTTCTGGCGATAGGCGTATTCGTGTACTGGCGTAAGGGAGGGAACAGCGCCGCGTCAGAAGTAATTGAGATGTATAAGAACCGCGACACCCTGCAGGATAAACAGCTGACGGATATTAAGCATCAGCTGGAGAGACAAACCGGTGAGATCGGGCGGCTCAACGGTGTCATCGAGGAGAAAGACAAACGCCTTCAAATCCTCGAGGATATCGCAAAGAACCGGAACCCGGAGATGGCGGAATTCATGAGGTACATTACGAAAGTAGCGGCTGAATCCGAAAAGCGCATGGCGAAGACAGATGAAATGATGGCGGCATTTGAGCAGCTGCCGGGGATCCTCGTCGAGATCCGCGACTTCATGCAGAAGACAAACGAGCACTTCGCTGATCACTCCGTGACGGCACGCAACAGGAAGGTGTAGAATCGCGCCATGGCGTACACGACTGCAGCAAAGGTTCGGATGGAAGCGGGGCTGGTAAATAACCACAATTTGAAGGACACAACCCACTTCGCACCCGTGATCGATGAGGCGCACGCCGAGCTGCAGGGCAGGATTTCATCGCGCTACGTTCTGACCGCCTTTAATTCCAACTTCACCGGATCCCAAGCGGAGGATCTTCTCGGCCGCATCGAAACACTGCTGGCCGCCGGGTACATCCTGCAGAGGGAATACCCGCAAGAGGAGGGAGAGGGCAGCGAGGGGGATATGCGACTCAAGCGCGCCATGGATCTGATCGACAGCATCCTCGGCGGGAAGCTGAAATTGATCGATGCCAACGGACAGGAATTCGCACTGCTCGGATCCGGACGTTCGGGACTCAGTATCAATTCAACCCTCCCGGCATTCGATGACACCGAGCGCCCGGGCAACTTCACGATGAACGACGTTTTTTGATGGATATCGAATTCGAGATCATGGGCGAACAAGTACTCGCCCGGTCACTGATGGACGCGGGGAAGCGGCTGGACAACCTCAAGGGATTTTTCAGCGAGGCGCTCAACGTGCTGCAGAAACATAGCGATGCATTATTCAAGAGCGACGGACAGAATGCGGAGAGCGTCCCGAAGTGGAAAGCGCATGCCGACAGTACGAAGAAAGCGCGATCGAAGCGCTGGGGATACTACAAAAATCCGCCGAGCAAGCCGGGGCTCCTGCGATGGACGGGAAAGATGCAAGAGAGCGCGCGGAAAACAGTCTCGAGCAAACAGGGGAAGCTCGAGTACACCGACAAAAAGGCGATCTATCATTGGAAGGGCGGAGGGAGAAACAAGCTGCCATCAAGAAAGATCCTCGAGCTCAGTCCGTCGGTGAACCGGGAGATTTCCCGGGCGCTGCAAACAGAGATATACAATCAGCTGGGGCTCGCCGGACTGCGTAGCACTAAGGGGCTGTGAAGGAAAGCCCTGCGGGTGTAACATGCGATCGTGGACAAAGTCCTGACTGCATTGGCGGAGCTCTACTCAACTGCGAAGCGCGCAAGCGGATCCATCCTGTGCGACGTGAAATCAATCTATGAAGGGGAGCCCACGAAGCTTCCGGAGAGCGACTGCCCGGCGCTGATCATCCAGCCCGGCGGCACCGGTTACCGGCATGACAAGTCCGGTTCACAGTACGACGTGCGCGATGCGCGCGTGAAGGTGACGCTGGTTCTTTCGAGAAAGCAATTTTATGCCAGCAACTACGGAGACGATGGTGACGCGAAGAAAATATTCGTGGAGGCGAAAGCGGCGCAGATGATCGAAGGAACTGACGACAGCCAGCACGCGGATGTGAATTCCGTTGTTGGTGTTGTACAGAACAACCAGCGCCTCCCGTACTCGGGCGGAGAGGCCAGCTCCATGGCGCTCGTAGAGCAAGTGGAGTACGACGTCACGCCCCCCCGGGCGCGCGGCTTCGATTCCTACGAGGTGACGGTGGAATCCATCGTGACCCTCCGTGGAAACCGTGCCTGATTTATTTCCCCCCAATATCATGAAGACCATGCGCATCAAGAATGCTTCCGCCAACTCGATCCGCTGCACCGGCCATAGGGAGCTAAAGCCGGGCGAGGAACGAACGCTGCCGGAGGTAGACGCTCAATTTTTCCTCGCCACGCCGAAGGACGAAAACGGCAAGGGCGTGGAGCTCGTAGAGCGTACTGAACCATCAAAATCCGAGGCGCGCCGCCTCGCCGCACAACGCGGGAAATAGGCAACCGGCGCGGCGGCTCCCGCGTATTCCTCACTTCATTTCCCCCCTGATCCATGAGCTCAACCGGACTTTCGTCCCTCATCGTCAAAAAGGAATCGGCCGTCGCTACGCCGATCACCCCTACACACTCGATCCGCTTCAAAGGCGGAGACATCATGCTGCAGCGAGAAACAAAGAAAAATAATCCGATCCAGAACAACCGCGCAAACAACATCCAGCCGCTCGCCGGGAAGATCAACAGCGAAGGCACGATGCAATTCGATCTTGACTTCAATGAATGCGTGTACTGGCTCATGTGCGGACTCGGCACCATCGCCCATGCCGACGTGAGCTCCGAGACGGATGCATCCGTTATCGAGCACACCCTCACCGTGGCGAACACGCTGCCAAGCCTCACGGTGCAGCAACAGAAAGGCGACATCACCGACACCACGAACGGCCGACAGAATTACGAGGTGTCCCGCGCATTCGGCGTCCTCGTGGACAGCTTCACGCTCTCCGCAAGCGACGAGGAAGTGCAGCTCGAGACCGACCTCAAGGCGCACGGCATCTTCCAGCGCGCGAAGATGATCGCGGACGCGGCGGCCGGATCCAGCGTCGCCATCAAAGTGGACAGAGTAGAAGGGCTCACCACGAGCGACACGGTGAACATCTACGACACCGACGGCAGCGAATCGGATGCAGTCAATGCACTCAGCTCCACGGCAAACACCGTCACGATCGCCTCGCTGGGAAACACATACGAATATGCGAAGAACGGAAAGATCGAGCTCGTGCCGATCTCACCGAGCTACAGCGTCGCCCCACGGGTGCCGATGTTCCACCACGTCTCCTTCCAGTTCGGCGCTGACCTCACGGCGGCCGCTGCAGCTGCAGAGACGAACGTGGAGGATTGGGAGCTCGAGCACAACAACAACCTCGACGTGCGCTTCGGTTCCCTGCGCCAGACGCCATCCAAGATCGGAGCAAAGAGGTACAACGACACCCTCAAATTTACGAAATATTGGGAGAACGTCGCTGACCGGGACAACTACCTTGCGCTCGAGCAACAGGCCGTGATCATCACCATCAGCGACCTCAGCATCGTCAGCGCCACCGATACCGGGCTGCTGACTCACCGGATCCTCGTCGAGCTTCCGGACGTGCGCTTTGACAGCTACGAGCTCGCCACCGAAACGGACGGCGTGTACGCCGCTGTGATCGAGGCAGGATGCTACTACGACTCCGCAGAGGGCTACGCCATCCGCATGAAAGTGCGCAACGCCATCGCCGGGACGAGCTACACTGCTTAAAACCAAAACATTGCAAAACCGCACAAAAGGGGATAGCCTGACGCCGCTATCCCTTTTTCCTTTTCACGCCATGCCATCCATCATCATCGACAAAGCGAAGCCTGAAACCGTAGACGTAGAGATCCCGAGCTACCCCGGATCCGTCATTACGATGCTCCGCCGGTTGCCGCTGCAGCAAAACCGTGACATCGCCCGGAAGTATCCCAAGGCGCAAGAGAGGGACATCGATCAAGGCTACAACGCCTCGCTCGAGCAACTTTCGTATGCGATCAAAGACTGGAACCTCGCGGAGAACGTGGATGGGGAGGAAAAGAAATTCGAGATCACCCCGGAAAACATCGGGGCGCTGTTCTCGGATCCCGACGTGCTCCTGCTGGGAGCGGTGCTCCGGGGAAAAGCCCGTCAAATAGAAGGGACAAAATGGGAGGTGATGACCGAGGAGGAAAAAAAAAGCTGATGATTTATTGAGAGTGAAGACGTGGCACAAGCTGCTGCGCAGCCTCAAAGTAAATGCGAAGACGCCGGAACAAATGGATTTTGCCCGGCGCTTTTCGGACGTGATGCTGTGCCGGGAGATGGGATGGACAGAGCGGCAGCTAAAGGAAGAAAACAGCGATGAATTCTACGAGGACTGCATGCGGGTTTTCAGCATGGAGGCTTCGTATCTTGACGGGGAACGGAAGCTCGCCGCGAAACGCAACAAGCGCGGCCGGTAGTGCCCGGGCGCGCGAAGGTGTAGAATTTACGCATGGCCGACAACAATGTGAATATCATCATTACGGCGGTAAATAAAGCCAAGGGAGCATTCAATGAGCTGCACGGCGATTTGACGCGGCTGAAGGAAGACGGGAAGGCAACCAAAGCGGAGATCGCCGCCGCCGGTGCCGCGATCGTTGCATCTATAACCGCGATCGGAGTGACGGCCGTATCGAAGTTTGCGGATTTTGAAGCATCGATGTCGAAGGTGAAGGCGGTGACGGATATCTCCGGAAAGGCGATGGACGACATGACTGCGCTCGCTCGGGAGCTTGGAAGATCCACAGTGTTCACGGCAAAGGAAGTCGCGGATGCGATGGCGGAGCTCGGACAGGCGGGATTCAGCGCCAAAGAGATCATGGAGGGCATCCCCGCCACGCTCGATTTGGCGGCCGCTGGGGGGCTCGGGATCGCCCGGGCGACGGAAATCGCCTCCAGCACGCTGCGAGGCTTCCAGATCGAAACAAAGGACACCACGCGGGTGGTGGACATCATGGCTGCAACCGCCGCCACATCCAACGCGACGATCGAGGACTTCGGAGATTCCATGAAGTACCTCGCACCGACCGCGCACGCCTTCGGTATCAGTATCGAGGAAGCGTCCGCCGTGGTAGGTATCCTGAGCAACGCCGGTATCAAGGGCTCCCTCGCAACGCGCGCTCTGGGCACCTCACTGGCAAACCTCACGAAACCGACAGACGCGATGATGTCCAAAATGGAGGAGCTCAATTTTACGGCATTCGATGCACAAGGGCAGTTCGTCGGAATGACGGGGCTCGTGGGCAATTTGGAAAAGAGCTTGCAAGGGCTCACTCAGGAACAACGAATGGCGGCGATCTCTACGCTGTTCGGCGCGGAAAGTATTCAGGAAATCAACGTGCTCCTCGCGGCCGGATCGGACGAGCTGGGAAGATATACCGAGCAGCTGGAGAACAGCGACGGGGAGGCGAAGCGCATGGCGGCTACGATGCTCGACAACGTCAAAGGAGCATTCGAGCAGCTATCCGGAGCAGTAGACGATCTATGGATTTCCCTCGGTCAGATGCTGGCTCCTACCGTGCGATTCGTAGCGGAGGGGCTCACGGTTCTGGCGAACGCGATCGGCAGAGTATTCGTATGGTTTGAAACACTCCCCGCACCGATACAGACGTTCGTGAAGGTGGCCGTGGGCATCGCAACACTTCTGCTCGTCCTCGTCGGAGGATGGGCGGCCGTGACCTTCGCCATGAGCGGATTTTTCACTGCACTAGGTACCATCATTGCCGGAGTAGCGTCGCTCGCCGGTGGATTCCTGCCCCTCATTGCGATCATCGCTCTTGTCGCTGCAGCCGTTGCCGGTTTGATGTGGGCATGGGACACGAACTTCCTCGGGATCCGGGACGTGACGGCAACAGCTATGGAGTGGATCCGACAGGCATTTACTTCGTTCATAGAAGCGACAAAAGCGCTGTTCGCTGAGTGGTGGCCGATCATCGTTGCGGCATTCGAGAACCTGTGGATCGCCGCTAAATTCATCTTCGATGCATGGATGCTGTTCCAAGGCGGCTGGATCATGGGAATGATCAACGTCATTCGGAATGGATGGGACAACATCTTCCGCATCCTCAAAGCGGCGCTCGATCTTATATTCAACACATTTATGTTCGTCTGGAACGCGATCGCCGGTCTCGTGAAAATGACGCTGCAGATCATCGGCGGCGACTTCTCCGGAGCGTGGCAGACGTGGACTGAGACGACGGAAAAAATGGGAGAGAACCTCAAAAACATTTTCCTCGATATTTGGACGATCATCAAAGAGACGATCATCGGCGCGCTCGAGGCGGTGTGGAGTTTCTTTACCGGGTGGTGGGACAACATCTTTGGGAAGCTGCAGGATCTGTGGGGCTGGATCACGAACCTCACCGGCGCAGTATCGGAGGGAGAGAGTAACAAGCGAGCTGCAGCGCGCGGGGGAAATAAAACGTCTTCCAGAAAGTACGGAGGGATGCTCGAGCCGGTGCCAGCATTTGCACGGTCGGGGATCCTGCAGGGGGCACGAGGAACCGACACGACGCCATTCATGGGCAGCCCGGGAGAGATCATCCTCAACTACGCGCATCAGGCGGCGCTCGCATCGGCACTGCGCGGCCGCGCCGGTGGAGGAGAGATCCACATCCACGTTGAAAACAACGAATTCAACGGAGGAGGAGACGAATTCGCGGAGACCGTAGCAGAGAAAATCTGGAAAATGGCAGCACCTCACATCCCACATGAAGCCTTCTAATGATCACCATCCTCTCCGACATCGATGACGTCTCGAGCTCATACGAGCGGGGCACGCTCCGTATCACCGAGCAGCTGAACAACCGGCGGAACGTATGCCAATTCCGCACCATCGCGCAGAGGATCGATGAGGGAAAGAGAGTGCTCGTGTACGACACCATGCGGCTGCGCCAAGGGAGCAATATGGGAACGGACACGCTGTACCCGCTGGACACCTACGAATTCTCCAAAAAGTACCGCGCTGGAGACAAAATCTACGTCGACATCAACGGAGCAAACCAGAGGCGCTACACGATCGACAGCGTGGATCATGCAGCCCGGGAGATAGTACTGACGGCGAACCTCGCGGCGGCCGTGACGGAACTGACGAAATGCGGAAAGAGGATATTTGGCGGAGTGAACATGCGCCCCAGCGACGAGGAAATCGGGAACGACAATACATTCCTGTTCAGCCATTCGCTGCAGGACTGGAACGCGCTATTCAACCTCAAAAACGTCGCCGGAACATTCATGGAGCAGTACCCGCGAGAGATCGCCGGGCGGATCCTGCGCACGGCAGTGGCCGTGGACACCACGACCGGCATCGATGACTTCGAGGATCCGTGGACTGAGGGCGGCGTGGCGCGAACCATGGAAGACGAGACGACAGACTTCATCGATGGCGGGGAATGTCAGATCACCGGCGCGACCGGCGCGGGAAGCGCGACGTGGACGCTGGCCGTTGCATCGCTCGATCTCAGCACATACGACCACATCCGCTTCTGGTGGAAAATGAAAGCAGGGGAGGGAGAAAATGTATCCGCGCTGAAGCTGCGCGTGGGAACCGACGGGAGCAATTATTACCAGTACAACATCTCGCACGTCGGGGAGGAGTTCGAGGACTGCTGGAGCTTCGAGAGCGCGCTGCTCGCCGAACCGGAGAGCACGACCGGCACGCCGGATCTATCCGACGTGGACTGGATACAGCTGGTGCTTACCGCAACAGCGAGCATCCCGGCCGACGGGATCCTGTTTGACAACATGCACGCGACGTCCGGAGGATTCACGATCGAAAACGTGGCGCGCGGCAGCTCAAAGTTCGAGAACCTCCCCGGGAATTACATCAAGCCATCGGAGCTCATGGAGGACATCTCAAAGCGGCAGAGCATGTACTGGTTCATCGATATGGAGCGCGACGTGCACCTGTTCGCCACTGAAGGGGAACCGGCACCGTTCGGCATCAACACCACAACGGAGGATTGGGGAGACCTCGAGATCGAACGCGACCTCGAGACGCTACGCAACCGCGTCACAGTACGCGGGAGCGATAGCATCAGTGAGAGCCTCTACGAACAAATCGAAGTCGCGGACGGGGAGCAAACATCCTTCCGCCTCGATTACAAGCCATCCGACCTCACCGTGTACGTCGACACCGGTTCCGGATATGTGGAAAAAACGGTGGGAGTGGAGAACCTACACGACGAGGCGGACTACGAATTCATGATGAATTTCCAAGAGAAATTCGTGCGCAACAGTACGCACGCGACGCTCGATGCGGACGACAAAATCAAGTTCACATATTTTCCGTACATCCCTATCCGGGTGCAGCTGGTGGACATCGTCTCGGTGGCGAACATGAAAGCTATCACCGGCGGCGACGGGATCTACGACGCGCCGCTCATCCAAGACGAGCGCTTGAGAACCTACACCGAGGCGCGGCAGCGCGCGCAAGTGGAGCTCGATCTGTACAGCAATGCCGTGGTGACGTGCACATTCCAGACGAACAAAGAGGGGCTTCACGCCGGGCAAATAATCCCTATCGCGGATCCGGACAGAAACGTGAACGCGGAATTTGTCATCCAGCGCATCAGTGCGAGGACGATCGGAGGAGAGCACGACGACATCTGGAGCTACGACGTCACGGCCGCCTCCTCGATGTTCGGACTGATCGAATTCTTCCAGCTGCTCATGAAGCGCAGCGCGAAGATACCCAGCGACGTGGGAGAGGGCGTGGAGCTGGTATTCAACATCGACGACGTTCTCGCGCTGGCGGACAGCTACACGGCCACTGAAAAGAGCGAGGAATTCAACACCGGCGATCTGCAGAATTGGCAGTTTGAATTCGGAGACCTCGATGCGGCCGTAGTGACTGCGGATGGACAGATCGGCACCGGGCTACGCCCCAGCTGGTACGGCTCCTTCGACGGCACCGAAACGGGAGAGGTGGGGATCGCGGCAAGCGGATACAACACCGGCAAGGCACTGAAGCTCGAGGCGGACACCGGAGGGAACGGACAGAGCGCGAAGCTGCGCACCGTGCGCAGGATCCCCGTCACCGGCGCGACGGAATACACCGTGAAGGCGTGGCTCGAGATCGCGGCCGCACTGACGAACGTCGGTACGGACGGCGGATTCCGCCTCAGCATCGCGGAGTACGACGGACAGGGCATCGGGAGCGATCTGCTGCAAACGACAGTGATATTTGACGAGCAAACCACAGTGCGGGATTTCTCGCTGCTCGAGGATACGCACACGACTCACGCCGATGCGGAGTACATCGAAATCACCGTGGAGCTGTACCGCGCAGCCGGAGTCGTGAGCGTCGGGGAGCTTCATCTGATAGAATCCGGAACGGACGGACAAACCAACCCCGCCGTCGCGGGATTCGCACAAACCTCCGCATGAACACCGAGCGCACCATTCCACCGGCCGAAATAGGACTCCGGGCAAACTATAAATTCATCCGGGCGGATCAATGGGACATTGCGCGCGCCGTGCAAGAGCGCGCCGACAAAACATTCTGGACGGTGCGGGAGGCATACGAATCGCTGCAAGAAAAAGGCGAAGCGGTGAAGATATGGCTCGAAATTTTGAAGCAAGGCATCCCGGGATTCGCGCGCGTGAGCGAGGCGCACAACCTCGTCCCGGCGCTGCTGCGCAATAGCCTCGCAACGCTGATCTCCGGCACCACGGTCGCCCCTACGTTCAAGGCAAACTACCTCGCATTGGGAGACGGGGAGACGTCACCGGCGTCCGGAGACACGACGCTCGAGAATGAAACGCTGCGATCGGATTTCGACGATCGATCGGCAGAGGAAAACACTGCATACCTCAATGTGTTTTTTCCTGCAGTCGACGTGGGCGGAAACACCTACGAGGAAGCGGGGATATTCGTGGACGGAACCGGAAGCGCGGACACAGGATATTTATTGTCGCGCGTGCTGCTCGAAGTTTCACTCGCGGCGGCGGAGACGCTGACGATCAACGCGAGCATCACCGTGAACGCTGCCTAGTGCCGGAAGCCGGTCGGGTGTAACATTCGGGCATGCCACGAAGAAACAGTCAGGATTGGAGCGATGGAAGCCAAGTGACCGGCGGACGTCTTCACGATATAAACCAAGACCTCGATGACATCTACGAGCTTGGCGATGACAGAGGAAGGCTGGTGGAGGCCGTATCAGGAACCCCGCTCAAATTCGACGTGGGTGCGTGCGGGTACCGGATAGGAGAAGTACACGGCACGTTCGCCGGAGCAACCGACGAGGACGTCACCGACGATGCAACAAACTACGTCATGCTGGACGATGCGGGAGCGCTGGTGGTGAACACGACGGGATTCGTCGCTGCGCATGCGCGCCTCGGCGTGATCATCGCAGCAAGCGGAGTAATAACATCGATCGTGATCCACCGGCCGGATGTATTCGGCGGGGATCTCGGCGGCAACGCAGAGACCGTAGATGCAGTAGAGACGCTGGCTGCCACGCGGAACATCGATTTATCGGACGACGAATACCTGAGCTTCGATGCCGACGGCGCGAGCCGGATACTGAATCTGCCGACATCCGCAGTGCCGGACGGAAGGTATTACAGGATCCGCAACGTCACCGACGTGGACGACGGCGGAGCGCTGGTGGTCATGGACGGCGCGACCGTGCTGCGGGTGATTTCCTGCGACAACCAAGGATTCTTCATCTACGACGCTACGGAGGCGGAGTGGTACCACTACGGCATCGATTCAAACTGGGAGATTTTCGGGAAGGGAGAGGATGGAATCTACGACCTCGACGGAACGCAAGCGGCCGTGGGCGGTCTTTTTTCCAAGAGCTCAAACGACTACACGCTGTTGCGCGATGCATTCTTTGTCGATCTCGTGGTCGGCACCGGCTGCACGCTCAACACGAATGGATTCAGCTATTTCTGTCTCGGCGTGCGCGACCTCGAGGGCACCGGCGGACAGATCATCAGCAACGGAGGTGCGGGAGGTGCGGGAACTGCCGGATCCGGACAAACCGGAGGAACGCCCGGTGGTACAGCCGGTGCAGTAGCACACACGGGAGGATCCCTACCGACACCGGCGGCCGGTGCTGCAGGTGTCGCAGGAAAAAATGGAGTGAACATTAGCTCCGATCAAACCCCCGGGACTGCAGGAAGCTCCGGCACCGGCGGCGCGGCTGTTGCTCCGGCGATCGGATCGAACGGAGTGGCCGGGGGAGCGGGAGGAAGCGGCGGCGGGAGCAGCCCAAACGGAGTCGGCGGCGCGGCGGGAGCAGCTGGTGCCGGAGGTGCCGCATCAATCACCGAAGTCAACAGGGCAAGACTAGCAATACGATCGCGCATCGTGCGCGCAGCGTCGTTCGTTGTGAACCTACACGCTGGATCCGGAAGTGGAGGATCCGGAGGATCCGGAGGAGCATGGCACCCGAACCCCGGTACGAATGCGATATCCGGAGGAAGCGGAGCGGGAGGAGGATCAGGCGCGAACGGAGGCAACATGCTATCGGGTGCGGTGACATCGCTCGGTACCGGTGACATCCATGCAAAGGGTGGTGCCGGAGGTGCCGGAGGTGCCGGAGGAAATAGCGACAACGGATCCGGATCGAACGTCGCTGGGCAAGGTGCGGGAGGCGGAGGCGGAGGCGGAGGATCCGGCGGTTTCATTAAGGACTACTACAAGAGCAAAACCAACTGGAGCGGAAGCTACGATGTTTCTGCAGGCACCGGCGGCGCTGCAGGGGCAGACGGGGGTGGCGACACATCCGGAGGAACATCCGCAAGCGCCGGATCCAACGGCAATGCTGGAGAAGTTGTGGAAGTGCTGGTACCGTAACCGGCATGCAGCTTTACTCACAAAAAGACCCAGCCTACGGATATCAGAAGCTCGGCACGAGCAAGCTGACAGTACAGGGCTATGGATGTTTCCTGTGCTCGATTGCGACCCTCTACCAGCGACACCCGGAGGAGCTCCTGCAGGTGCCGGGCGCATTCGTTGGGAGCGGGAACCTCGTATCGGGCGTACTGGCGAAGTACTGCGGCGGCGAAGCAAAACCAGCAACAACGAAACCGCCGAAGGGATGGTGCATCGCCATGACGGATCACTACAAAGATGCCGGATTCCCCACGCACTTTTTCTGCGTGAACCCGGACACGAAAGAGCAGATCGATCCGCTCGATTTTCCGGCAAAGGTGGAGCCGCTCGGGTACCGCATCGTGCAGTACCGGCCGTTCACAAATACGGTGCTCGATACGAGCAAGCCGGTACCGCAACCGATCTTCCCGGACGTAGAGATCGGACGCTGGAGCGAAGGCGCTATAAAAAAGCTGAAAGATCAAGGTATCATGCAGGGCTACCCGGATGGATTATTCCGACCCGACCGGCCAGTGACGCGTGAGGAGCTTGCGGCGGTGGTGGCGCGACTGCTACCATAACAGCTCATTCCCAACCAAACTGATATGCCAACTCGCAACATCCGCACCGTCGCCGTCGACACCGAAAAGGCTGCCCGGCAGGAGTACCCCCGCCTCCGCGCGGCGGTCGCCAACCTCACCCGCTACGAGCAGGACGAGAAAGAGATCCTCGAATTCGTGAAAACCACGATCAAGGAAACTCAGGCGAAGATCGACCATGAGAACGAAGCGAAGGAAAAGGCGAACGAGAATCTGCGCAAGGCCACGAAGCCGAGCCGCCGATCGTAACCCCGCTCCCCGCTCCCCTACTCTCCCCTCCCCCGCTTGACTTATGGAACTACTTGTTGCCGCCCTCGCCGGACTCCTCATCAACGCCGCTGCCGGACTCTCCAAGTGGCTGAAGGTAGAAACGAAGCACGTCGTCCTCGGCACGGCCGTGGCGATCGGACTCGGCTACACAGCATTCACGATGTACCTCCCGGTGGAGCTGCAGGACAACGTCGTCGCATTCGTGATGACCGCGCTGAGCACCTCGTGGATCGTATGGGAATACGTCCTCCCGCTCCTCAAGCCGAAGGAATAACTACGCACTACGAAAAAGCCCCCCGGATACCGAGGGGCTTTTTTTTTGATCAACGCCAGCTATACCAACACGCCCGGCACTGCCACGATCCCTTCGCTTTGTACGCGGCGAAGATGATGAACGGAACGAACAACCACGGCACGAGCAGGAAGAACCCGAGGATGAACGCAAACACGGCCGCACCCGTGAGCATTTTCTGCTTATCGACCACTTTGTCCCGGCGGGTGCACCGGGGGCAACACGGGAGGAGAACTGATTCCATACGGTACGGGGGAAAGAAACGAGGCGCATGCTACCTTGGGAAGAAAGCGGTTGGGAAGATCGGTTGGGTGGCGGATGGGAGAACGGATGGGAGGGGGCTTGTGACCGCTTTGAAGGCGGCTTGTGACGGGTATATGCACGCTAGAGCGCGGATATAGGGCGGGAAGAGAAAGCAGGGGAGGGGAGTGCGTACAGCGCCTCCCCGTCCGTTGGAAGCGACGACAACTCCTCCTTCCGCCTCTTGATACGGCGCTCGAGCCGCCCGAGCTTCTCCCGTTGCTGCGCCTCGCCGCGCTCACGGTCGAGAATGAAGTGGGCGAAGGTACCGTCACGCTCCACCCATTCGTTGCGCGCCTTATCGTACACAAGCGGCGCTGCCTTCTTCCCGGCGATCCCCCGGAGCTGCACGACGAGCTGCTCCCGGGAGATATCGCGGAGCTGCAGCGCATTGCATTCACCACGGACGAGGATCCCCGCCTGTTCCAATACAGAGCCTATTTTTTTATGCCGGGGCTGCGACAGAGCAAGACGCTCCATCGCCTCCTCCCGGGTGAACCGGCCGGAAGAGAGCAGGAAGCCAGCGAGCTCATCGATCGGGACGCCCTCGAAGGTGTGTTGGTTACCACCGGCGCGGATCCGGGACTGCCACCGGCGCGCCCACCGGTACCACGCCCGGCCATAGAGCAGGGCGACGATACAGATCCCCGCCTTCGGTACGAGGGCATCGTGGAACGACAGGGAAGCCGCCACAACGCCGAGAAGGTATTGGGGGGCAGCAAACCCCGTCACGACTGCCACGACGCATCCTAGACGGCATAGCGCGCGACGCACGCGATGCCACGACGCATCCTGCAGCCAGACGAGGAAGCGCGACCATAGGACACCAAACAGCGTGGGGCGCTCCCGCGTGGGAGTATTAACGATCTGATATGCCGGTGGCATCTGCTTCACAGAGACGATCGGTGTGGGTTTCATAGGGGATGTTGAGGAGAGGGAAAACAACGTGTGTCAGGTACCAGTAACCAATGGGAAGGCCGATGAGGAGAATGCCGATGATGATGCCGAAGGCGACGCCGACGGAAATGAGGAAATCGATCACAGCAAGCGGAGGGAAAGGGACTGGCCGAAGACGGTTGTGATCCGCACTTCGTAGGGCTCGGAGTAGTAGGACATGGGTATTTGTGTGAAGGAATAAAGCAGAAAGAACAAAACGGATTACCAGCACGTCGGGATGCCGATGCCAAAGGCGGCGGCGATCGCCAGTGTGCAGAATATGCGCTGCAGCATGGGGATGAGGGGGAAAAGGATATGGATGTTTGTCTGTAGACATCGTACCATGAAACACGAAAACGCGCAAGGGTAAATACATGCCAAAACGATACAAAACCAACCAAAACAATATACAATACGGCGCATCTACCCTATTCCCCCAGCCAGTATGCCTACCGAACTGAAGCATCCGCCGGTCTTCCGCGAAGGCGGACAGCGATTCACTGCCACGCCTATCTGCAGGACGTGCGCGGAAAGCCACAACATGGACGGCCGCAACCTCCATCCATTCCCAACCGAGCACCGGTGCGAGGTAAAGAGCTGCGACGGCCGCGCCGCATTCCTCGCCATCGACTGCTGATCCGCGCCGGACGGTTCCCGGCATTCCCCGTACCTCTATGAACCCGACACCGCGAAAAAAGGACACCGAGCTGGCGACAGTGCCGCCGGGCGAAATGACCATCGAGATCCAGAGCGCGCAGGAACTGATGACGCTGGCGATATCGAAAGGCGCTGGCGTCGACACGCTCGAGCGCCTCATGGATCTGCGCGACCGCATCATGCGGGAGGAAGCAAAGAAAGCATTCAACAAAGCGATGGCCGCATTCCAAGCGGAGTGCCCGGTGATCGCAAAGACAAAATCAGTGAAAACGAACGACGGGAAGCTGGCGTACAAGTACGCACCGATCGAGAGCGCCGTCGCTCAGGTCAAAGAGCTAGTGCAAAAACACGGCTTCCGATACAGCACCACGATGAAATTCAATCAGAACAAAGAGGGGGAAAAAACCGTGATCGCATTCTGCCGCGTGGTGCACGAGATGGGACACGAGGAAGTCAGCGAGATGGAAGTGCCGATGGGCAATAAAACTCAGATCATGAGCCAGAGCCAAGTCGTCGCTGCAGCTTCCACGTTCGCAAAGCGATACGCATTCCTGAACGCCTTCGGCATCATGACCGGCGACGAGGACAACGACACCGCCAGCGAGCGCGCGGATGCGCCCGGGCGCGCGCCATCGAAGAAGCAAGAAAAAGGCTACGACGTGAACCCGAAGACGGGAGAGATTGAAGAAACACCATCGAGGGCAGTACCGCCGAAGAAACAACGTCCGCCGCGCGGAGTCCCCTACTACGATCCGGAGGAAGACGACGGCGGATCCATCACGCCGAAGCAACGGGCATTCATGACGAAGCGCTGGGGAGAGTACATGGACAAATCGAAGACGGCGGAGAAAGAGAAGATGCCAGCGCTGCAGAAATTCGTCCCGTGGGCATTCAAGAAGTTCAACAAAGAAGCGGCGCTCGAGACGCTCACGATCCAGCAAGCGAGCTACCTCCTCGACTTCATTCCCACGCTGCCGGTAAAGGGCAACGTGCCTCCTGTAGCGCCACCTCCCCCGGGAAACGCTCCACCCCCGCCGCCCGGGGGGAACGTACCCGCGAAGCTCCCTACACCGCCGAAGAAAAAGACCCTCAGCCCGGACGAGATCGACGTGCTCCACGAGATGCTGAGGGAGCAGCCGAACGTCCCGGCGCTGCAGAAGTCGTGGGCGTCCGTGATAGAGCACAAGACGAAAGGAGAGCTGCCGGACGGCACGTACATGCCCCTGCATCAAACGATGATCCGTACCAAGGTTTCCCTCGAGAAAAAATGAAACACTGCGTGCAATGCGGCCACCGGCATCCGCTCTACAGCAACAACCGCTGCAAGGAATGCTTCCTCGCGTGGGACGACGCCGGGCGGATCCGGAGCGAGCGATGGGTGAAGGATAGCGGCTGGATGAAAGTCGGCGGCACGCACTGGTTCAACTACGCGCGCCACTGCCGCGAGTGCGGAGGAAAGATGCCGGACGTGAAGACGGCCGGTTTTCATTCGAGACAGCTCTACGCCTTACAGCGCGGCGGAGAGTGCATCACATGCGAGCGCTGCTACTGCGCTAAACATTTTCCCCCTTCACCATGTCCTTCGATTTCCACTACTACAAAACCGTAAAGATATCCGCGTATTCCTGCTCGCTGAGTCCATCGATGCGCGATTCATTCCGCGAGTTCGCCCGGCTCTATCTGCAGGAACGAAAGCCGGTCGCAAAAAAAGATATTCCGCTCAGCAAAACCGACTACACAAATTGGCAAAAGCTCCGGTTCGCCGGGATCATCACGCAAGAGCAAAAAGGCTACTGGATCCTCACGCCGCACGGGGAGGAGTTTTATTACGGCCGCGCGACGATACTGTCCCCGTGGGGATGGATGGAAGGGAAGATCCTGCCGCCGGAGCACGAGGCGTGGAAGACGTATCAGGGCAAGCGGCACGAGGTGCGGATCGACGACGAGCTGAGCAAGCGCATCAAGAGGACGCCGGGCTACCAGAAAGAGAAGCGCGGCGACACGCTGCTCGGTGACGAGGTGATGGAAAAGATACAGAGCGGAAAGCAAAAAGCATTCGAGCACACCGTGCCGAAGATGGTGCAGCAAGAGCTCAATATGCAACAGACCGTGACAGAATGAAGTAATTTCAGCTAATATAGTTCTATGATTTCAGTCGTGATCATCGTCGCGCTCGTCCTCTGGCTCTCCTACGAACGCGGACGGCGCGCTCAGGCGGAGGGATATATCCGAGAGCTGGATGACGAAATACACGATCTCCGCTCAAAGCCGGAAAACCGCGAAGCAACACCGGCGGAGAAAATGACCGCCATTGAATTCCTCGAGGCGGCGCACGCCGAAGCTCAGTGCTACCCGGCGGAAGGAGAACGATACAAAAGATTTTTACTCAAGGTGCAGGACGACCTCGGCATCATTCATCCCCCTAAATAATATGAAGACAATGATCGATCATCTGCCGACGGACATCCCGGAATTCATGACGATTCCCTTCGTAGCGAAGCGGGGGCTCGTGGGCTACACCTCGGTCACCTCGGTCAAAAAGCTCGTCTCAAACGGGGAGCTCGAGAGCGTGAACCTCGCGGGGAAGGAAGACGACACGGACAAGATCCGCATCAGCCGCAAAGCGATCGTTGGATTCTGGACACGCATTCAAGAGAAGGCAAAGAAGCCCACGCCGGTGAAGCCGCAACGACGCTCCTCCAAAGCGCCAGCACGGAAGCTGCCCCGAAAGCGCGACAAGTAAGGGAACAACAGCACCGCGCAGCGACGGGACGGCTCCGGGCAACCGGCGCTTTTCCGCTGTGGATATGTGGAAAACCCCGGCCAACCTGTGGAAAAGGTTTTCCACAAGCCCCGGACAGAGCATGTGCACAAGTAAAGGAAATTGCACATAGTTATCCACAATTAACCAACAGGACATCCACGGGAATCCACACCCGATACCGGAGCAATCGCCAAAACGATCTAAAAACGATACGACTACACCACGAATGTGAAGAACAAAATAGAGTCTATGACGATGAATTAAATAAATTATTTATTATTTCTCTTCATATAAGGCAAAAGCAAAATGTGGAAAACTCCACAAGTCCTCTTCCGGCAAAAGACTGGAAAATAAACCAAAACGATATAATGTCCGGGCTGTTCCCCCCGTACCACATGCTCAGAAAGATATTCCTCCGGAACAAAGATCCCGAACCCGTGCCGGAGAAAAAGCCATGGCCGTCGGCTCTGAACCCGTGCCCCACGCCGATGACGGAAAAACATCACACGGCGGTTTTGTGGGACGTCGGCGGCCGAGTAACGAAAGTATGCAACGGATGCGTGGCGGAGGCGGAAAAGCGGCTCGGCGACAGAACGAAGGCGCTCGCCACATTCAATTCGGATCCGAACGGCAACCCCTGCATTTACGAATGAGATGCTTATTTGTTCACCGGGAAGAACGATGCGAAACCGACAGCGGCGACCTGTTCATTTGCCCCTTCCACCGGCGGAGCGGAACTCGCCCGGCGCTCGAGCGCATGTGGGAAATCATACGCGATATCGTGCTGATCATTGCCGACACCGGCAACGGGCATCTTTGCTACCACTGCGGAAAGACGTTCCCGCGCGAGGCGATCTGCATCGATCATTTTCCGCACACGAAGGACAGTATCCGGAGCGAACCGATGTGGCGGTTAATGAACTACGTCCCCAGCTGCCAGCGCTGCAATACGTCCGGATCCAAAGAGCGCCAGCGGAGCATCCGGAGGAAGACGCTGCTGCCGTGGCAGCTGGCGTATTGCGAGAGCCGGTTCGCTTTAGGCAAAGGCATCGAGGAGCTGGGAGCAAACCGAGACGGACTCCGCGACAAGGGGATTCGGCTTCCGCCGATCCACGAGCACATCGAACTCCTCGCAATAGCGCTGGTACCTCTACATGCCGGGCAACCTGAACATCTGACTGCAGAGCAGCAAGATCAGGACGCAATGGAGAATGCGTAACAGAGCGATCATTTTATTCCCCCTTCCCCACCCCTTCCATGAGAAAACCGAGATTCTGGGACACGCCGCAAGCGGCTTTACTGGTAGTCATAGCCTTTGTTCTGGCGATGGGCATGCCGGAACTATTTCTATGAAGAGGCAACAGAATGTTGTGGAACAAACGCCAAAACAATATAATATCGTATAGTACTTCATTCCCCCGTACCACTATGCCGCAAGGCAACACCACCACCGGCGAGACCGTAGGATCCATCTGCAACAGCTGCGGAAATTTTTTATCAGCCGGGAACTTCGAGCCCGGGAAGCACTCCTGCAAAAGCTGCAGCCATTGCTGCGCGACGTGCGGATACCCGTATGACAAAAGCGAGCCGTATGCGACGGACAAAGTATGTGGCGACTGCGCGCCGAAACCCGTGTGCGCGCACTGCGGAAAGAATATCAAAGGCGAAGTGATCTGCGAGACGGCCGCCTTCCACGATGGCCGCTCCGTCTGCGAACCCTGCTACAACGAATTCAGCGCGAGCCGCGAGATGACGGAAGACGATATCGAATGCATCCTCATCGAAGCGCTCAACGACTACGACAGCGCCGAGAACGACCCGGAGATCGACGAGGTGCAGAGCTTCAAACAGGCGGAGCTCATGACGCGCGATCGCGGAGTCGTACTGAAGATCGGAAAGCAGGAATTCCAAATTACGATTGTACAATGCTGATATGGCACACCTCCTCACCATCACCGGCGAATACAAAGAAGTCCGCCCGAAAGATCGGGAAACAGGATTCGATCTTGAGGAACTATACGAGCTGCTCAGCTGCCGCACCGTGGAGATGGTGATGCTGGCGAAAGGACAGCACACGCCCTACGTTGCGATGCTGATGGACGAGAACGGAAAGCTCGACGGAAAGGAGACGAACATAGAGGCCACCCGGATCCGCGCCCGGACATTCGACCGCACCCCGGAGCAGCTGATCTACACCGGCGACCACATCGTCGGCGACGTGCTGCTCGTAACGAATAAGGAATTTCAATGAGCCCAGCTCCCGCGCCCCACCGGGCGCGGCATGGTGGACTCACGCCACTCACCACGGCTCACGCCGTAACAGCCGCCTCGGGGCAAGAGGCGTACCCGCACCTCGGTGGTACGGGGCGGGGCGGCTGCTACTCACCACAACGCTATGAATCCTTGGTACCTCATCAGCTGGGCTGCAGCGATCGCCATCAGCTCCATCCTCATCGGCTACGCCGGAGGAGTGATCTACGCCGCGATCAAAGCGTTCATCCTGCAGCCGCGCGATCTGCTGCGCTACCGGGAACACACCCGGCGGCTCCTCGAGATCCAAAGATTGGATGAGGCGCTGAAGGGAAAACCCACGAACGCAAGCCGCATCCTGTGGCACGCTATCCAGAAAGCCGGAGGAGAGATCGAACTTGGATGGGACGACGTGCTCGATGACAAGCGCGAATATTTGATCACCCGCCGCGAGAAAAGCGGCCGCTCTATTTCCTTCTCCACACGACGATGACAAAAAAAGTATTCAGAGGCTTCAACCGGCGCGCGATCGAAGGCGGCATGCTTGTGACCGTGGAGGACGTCCCGGAAGACGGCAGCTCCCATGGACAGCACCCGCTCCCGCCCCGGCTCGATATCGTGAATCACAGCCCTACAGGATTCGGATGGGGCTACGGCGGATCCGGAGCCGGGCAGCTGGCGCTCGCCATCCTCTGCCAGCTTTTTGACGACAAATATGCGAAGAACCACTATATGAAATTCAAATGGGACTTCGTGGCGAAGCTGAAGCAAGACGAGGAATGGGTGGCAACCGAGGACGAGCTGCGCGCGCTGCTCCCGAAGGCGAAAGATAACTACTCGATCAAATTCAGTCACCGCTACCGGAAGCTGCACGTCCTGCCGAGCGAGACGCGGCCGCGCGCCCGGCTCCTGCAGGTGATACCGATCGACGCCGCCGAGCTCACCGATATGATGTGCGAATACGATGCCACCTACGAGGACGCCGAAGGCCGCCCTGTGAGGTATCCGCTGCCGGTACACGGGAAGGTGCTTGTGCTCGTCTTCGAGAGCGTAGGGGGCATTTTTACGACGATACGGCCGCACAACGACGAGAAAGAGCGATACTACCGATCCGCCACCGGCGCGCTGTTCTTTATCGACGTCCCGGGCGCTCCCGCGCCTACCGAGCAATGAGCGTCGATCACCTCGACTTCATGGCGGCGCACGACAGAGAGCGGCTCAAGCGCATCGTGCATCAGCAAACCGTCATGAGCGTCGCCGGGGAACCGGACAACGACACGACCTTCCTGCTCCGCCTTCTATCCATGCTGCTCGTAAAGCTCGAGCACGAATCCATCCTCAACGAATGAAAAGCTGCTACACATTCCACATCGGCCGGTACACCTACTTCGTGAACATCGCGGCATTCAAAACTCACATGCGCGACTGGAAGGGCGGCCACGTTCAGACGAGACCATTCTGGCTCTCCGTTCGCCGCGCGATCTGTCCTGTTTTATTTCACCGATTACGACGATGAGCAAAGCACCCATCTGCAACTGCGGCATTCAAATGGTCGAGCGCCGAAACAAAGCGACCGGACAAACCTTCTACGGATGCGCGAAATTCGGGAAGGGCGGATGCGGGGAGACCGCCAGTACTTCCGATTCCGATTACACCGATGATGACGAATAAAACAGCAACGGCGCTCGAGGACGAGATGCCGGAATGGTCGGACGACGACCGGATGCTGCACTATAAATGCGAGCACTGCGGATACCGGCTCGAGATCAGAGTGCACCGAAAATTCATCTTCCCGGAGCGACAAGAGGAGCACATGAACCGATGGGGATATCCCTGCAGCTGCACTACCCTCACCCTGCAATGAGCATGATCAAAATAACACCGGCGCACCTGACAGCGATGTATGCCGTCCGCACCGGCGCGAACGTGTGGAACGAGCTCATCGCGCATTACCTCCGGGAAGTGAGGGAATACGACCCGGAGCTCATCGTCATTTACTCGCCGACGCAACTCAAGCGCGACGTCGGCTGCACCGACGAGGACATCTACCAGAACGGACAGCGCTGCTTCCTCGGTGCCACGCTCACGGCGAAGGGCAGGGCGTTTTTCCAGCGCAAGACGGCGGAGATGGTGCGCTACTCGCTCAACAACCCGCGCGCGCCGGAGATTATCCAGAGCGCCCTGCAGGACGATATCGATGATCCGGCACTTAGGATTCCCCCTACCCTATGAAACGAGGAAAAGTAATTCGCCGGGACGGGATCCGAACAGAGTATCGCTGCGGCGTCTTTAGCGATTGCCACGATCATGCCGCGCGCAAAGTCGAATGCGAGGGGAGAGTATGGCACGAATGCATGTACTGCGATCGCACTTGTTCCATCCATATCGAATCATGACAACTCACCTTGGCACACTACAGGCAATCGCCCGGCGCATCGTGGAGCGCGCCATCATCATGGAAGGCGAAGAGATCCCGGCCGTCGCGCAAAACGTCTTGGACAGCGGACACGTCCAATTCATCCTGACCGGCAAATTAGTGAACGATATCGCCGAGACGCTCCAGCGTTTGGAAATGGAGACCATTCGGAGGTATGCTCAAACCCGTACAATTCCCTCCAATTCCAACCATGGAAACCCCCGTACCTGAGAAACCGAAGATCCACACCACGGTCGGCGTGCCGGTTTGTAACAAGCCGCATTGTGTCGAGCCGCTCATCCAGTGCATCGAAGCGATCCGCATGCCGCGCGCCGAGATGCTGTTGCTCGTGGTGGACGTGAGCGGGAATCCGACGATCAACAAACGCCTGAGCGCATGGACGAAAGAGCAGGGGAAAAGCGGGGCATGGGGGAACGTCCTCTACGTGGATCAGCCTCAGCACGAACAGGTGACGGAATACGTCGGCCGCACCGATATCGATCGCTTCATGAAAAAGCGCTGGCTCGTGGCGGAGACGAAAAACCTCGTGAACAACTTCCGCATCGGCGATCTGTTCTTCATCGAAGAGGACACGCTGTGCCCACCGGGGAGCTACGAGAAACTGCGCCGGATCCTCGATCAGTATCCCGACGTCGGCGTGGCATCCGGAGTCAACTACAGCCGGAGCGAGAACAGCACGCTCGGAAACCACACCGTGTGGAAATTCATCAGCAACGCGCTGTTCCCTTTCGGCGAGTTTATTCCCAATCAAACGATCACGACCGCGACGCCGATCGGAGAGAAGCCATTCGGAACCGAGCTCGTGGGCGGGTGCGGGAACGGATGCATGCTCGCCCGGGAAAGCATCATGCGCGGCTACCGATTCGTCGGGAACAGCACGGTCTCCGGCATGAGCGGATCCGACGTGAACTTCGGATGGTACGTCACTCAGCTGCGCCGGAAGTTTTACATGGTGGATTGGAGCATCAAAACAAAGCACATCGATATCGACAAAGTAATGAACGTCCTCGATATCTACACCTCGCCGCACTACGGCAACGAATACGACTGGAACAATAATTAATTCCCCTTCATCCCATGAAAAAGAAGAACACGACCGGCTTCCAAACATTCGATCTGCACGACGCTGCGGATCAGATCATCAAAAAGCACTATAAGTCGCCGGACAGCGCGCGGAAAATCCGGAAATTCCTCGCACATATCGATGCCGCATTCACGAAGCACTTCGAGCATCAGGCGATCCCGGAGCACGTCCGGCAGGAAGCCGCCAAGGTGACGCTCTACGGACTCGCGCCGCAAGAGATCCGCACGGCGCTGCTGGAGCACAGCAACAGCCCCCGGTTCGCCGAAGAACCGGAGAACGGATACCGGCAGCTGCATGAGGAGCTCGGAAAGATGAACGACGTGGACGTGCTTCCGTTCCTGCACGCGGAGCGCGGCCGTTTGTCCCGGGTATGGGAGTCGGCGCAATTCAAGGCTTTCAGCTTCGACGAGCTCACGACAAAAAAGAATTGGAGCTGGCGTCTGAAAATCGCCATCCATCAGGAAATGAAAAAAGTCCACCACACCTACGACGTGCGTCTCGTGCTGTGCCCGAAGGATCACTGGAGATCGATCACCACGCTCGAGGACGAGATCCACGAGCTCATGACGGATCCCCAGCTGGCGATGGACATCGATGGCGACCGGAAGGCGAAGATCGAAGACCGGCAAAAGCGCATCGCGGAGAGACAAGCCGCGTGGAACACCCGGCTACAGGCTTGTCCGGATCTGCAATTTGAGGGAACCGTGAAGCAAGTGGATTACCGCGACGTGAAGATCGAAGACGACGACGGGGAGAGCATGACGATCCCCGGCACCGTGCTTACGCTGCGGATCCCCGGACGCACCGTGGAGGAACTGAACGCCATCCGGGAAGCCATCGAGGACTACCACATCCGTCTGCAGCCCGTATGAACCACACGATCATCACCCGCTACAACGTCGGCTGCATCGATCGGGAGTGGTGTGCCGAGCGGCTCAAGCTCCTGCAGGAACGCTACCTCCCGAGTCTCGAGGCGCAAACGTGCCAGAATTTCCGCGCGCTGCTGATCGTCGACCGGAAGACGCCGAAGGACATGATCGACGAGCTCGAGAGCGTGCTGCCGAACGGACGCTACATCGTGACGATGGCATACCGGGAAAACCTCACGCTCGGCATCGAGAACAACCTCACCACGCGGCTCGATAGCGACGATGAGGTGGCGGATTATTTCGTGGACGAGATCCAGCGCCGCGCAAAGCCCGGGCATATCATCAACTTCACCGACGGCTGGATCGAAGAGGACGACTGGCTGCATCCGTTCAGCTACGCATCGAGCATGTTCCTCAGCCTCTATCACCACGAGCGGGACTGCTACTACAAAGAACATAACCACATGCCGCTGCATTTCCCCGTCATATCGATCGGAGGGATGCGCGCATGGATACACGTCCAGCACCCCGGGGCGATCACCGCGAAGAACGGGGCAAACAAAAAATTCCTGATCGATCCCGAATTCATCAAGTCCCGCCGGTACGCGAAGGGATTCCCGAAGCGCTGATGCCAGAACAGGCCACCGCCACCGGCTGTGTTTGCTCGTTCTGCGGTCACGTCGCCAGCACGAGGCACGGCGCATCGATACACCGCGTGCGCTGCGCGAAGAACCCGGAGCGAAAGGTGTGGAGTCGCACCGGCGTGAAGAACGGCCAGCCGAGAACAAAGCCCCGGGAATACGGGACAGAGCCCACGAGCGTTTGCCACAACGCACCGGTGCGCACCGGCCGCGCGCACGATAGCGGGAACAAGTACTGCACGAAGTGCGACCGGCCGTGCTACTGGAGAGCCAACCGGCCGCTGCCGGTCTCGTGGAGCTGTAAGCAACTCGGATGCGAGAGCCAGATGCATTGGCGGGAAGGATACTGCAAAAGACATTGGGAGAAGCGCAACAAACCCCGGGAAGAGGACTTGGATATGGATGGCGTCGACGCTATGATCTAGCCGCTTTTATATTATTTTCCCCACCAAAACAATGGAAGCAATGATGAAAATTGAAGTGAATAATTCCATAACCGAATTCCTGCACTCGATCTTCGACAGCACGCCGATGAGGACGCTCTCGGAAATCGAGATGTGTCTCCGCTGCCATCCCGTCACGAAAGAGGCAAAGCATAAATTCGACGATGCGCACAAAGAGCTCTTCCGGGAATTTTCCGTTTTGTTGCCGAAGGGCAACGCCGGGAAGGGCGGGGGAAAAGTGAAGAAGCACGAAAAGGCGTACCAGATTCCGGAGGAGCGCAAAGACGAATATCAGGAACGCTTCCTCGAGCTGGCGAACGCGCCGGTCACGCTCGAATTCAGCAAAGACGATCTCCGCACGCTCCTCAAGGAATGGGTGAAGCCGGAGTGGTTGATCGAGCGCATCGAGCGCTTCAACACCGCGAAGGGAATCGACAGCATCACGCATCAGAAAGTCCTCATGCAATGCCGAGAGGCAATCGGTGCAGCAAAGCCATCGGATGCCTGATATAATCAAAGCGCCGCCGGGTTTCTTCTTCTTCCCGGCGCAAAACCGCCATTCCCGGAGACGTCCGGAGAAGCACGGGGAAACACATTCAGAGGCGGGTAACTCCCGCCTTTGTTTGATTTGTGTTATAATATTTATATGGATGACACACTGAACATCTTCGGCACCTGCCAAGGCTGCGGGAACGACGCTGAGCGCGCGCGGATGCGCGTGGGCATGGGAGACTGCTGCGCACCCGAAACGCCGCGCCTTGCCCTATCAGAAAGACGAGCAGAAGGCGTGCACCGGGAACTCGAGAGAGTATACTGACCCTATGTCTATTTCTCCCATCATCACCGCCGGGCTCCTCGTTGCTGCAGCATGCGAAGGACACAAATACGGAAAGCCGATCCTCTACGTGCTCGCCGCGCTGTCGTGGCTCGCACCGATGATCCATATCCGCTGAGGTGTATACTGGCCGCATGGTTGAGCACTGCCCCAATTACGATCCGTTCTACGAGGGGTGTATTGCGTGCCCGGGAAAATTCACGGTGAAGATGCCGAACAGCACGCTGCAGGAAATCTGCCAAGCGGGGAATAAGAAGATCAGGGAGCTGGTGGCGACGGCCGACAATCGGATTCCGGTTTTTCCTATCCGCTTCCCCGCGCCGCATGACGATCACGAGCCACCGCCTCGAGCTTCATGAAATATTCGAAATCGCTCAAAGAATCAAACTCACGCCGGAGGAAAAGAGAATCGGATTTGAGAGACTGTTGTGTTCAATCCGGAGCGGGACTATAATCCACGGCGATGCTACACATTAAGCTGCTCAACGAGCCCGGATATCAGGAGCCAGAGCTATCGATGCTCGAATTGGTCAGCCGCATGGAGAGCAAAACAAACTTCAAGATGTACATGGCGTCGAACGTCTACAACAACTTCCTCCAGAAGTTGCTTGCCGCGTACCTCGTCACCGGCGCGGATATCCGCGCGATCATGTGCATGACGAACACCACGGCGGACACGGTGAAGGACGCGATGAACTTCGTCTCCAACTTGACGCTCGACGAGGCGGACGCCACCGGCTACGCCCGTGTTGCATTGGGATCGGAAGCCTCAAACGTCGACGACGCGAACGACCGGGCGGAATTCGACTCGAACGACATCAGCTACACCTCGCTTTCCGGCGACGCATCCCGCGCATATCAAGGCGTCGTCCTCATTAAATTCGTTACCAATGACGCGGACAGCGTTCCGATCGCCTTCGTTGAATTCCCCACTACCGTTCCCGCCACGGCTACTCAGGTCGACGTGACCGTCAACGCCGAGGGCTGGCTGCAAGCCGCTCAAGGTTAATTCCCCCCGTGATCATGCCTACCGCACCCTCCACCAACGCCAACGACAGGACATTCCGCGAGTGCACCAAGTGCACGGCGGACAAACCGGTCGCGCACAAAGAGCACGACGGCGAAAAGATCGAGACGATCCACGGCGAAAAGGTCACCGTCATGAAGACGGAAATGCTGCTCGTGAAAAAGAACAGGAAGCCCACCGGCGCTGTTCAGCTGCGCATCATGGCGAAGAGCGGAGGCAAGCCGACGTGGTTCCCGATTCACTACATCAAGGCGAAGAAATAAAGCCGCGTAGGGTACGAATGCGCGAAGTGCTACGATGGTGGCACTTTTTTATTTTCATTCTCATGGCTGATTTAGAGATCAAGCAGCGCATTAAAGCCTACATCCTGAATCATCCGGAAGTTTTGGACTACAACGGAACAGAGCCGATCGATCCCGAATTCCTCGCTGACGTGGTGGAGCGCACCGGCGCGCCCCGGAGCCGCGTCGTTGATTTGCTGCGCCGATTCCGCGCGAACCGTGACAATGAATAATCATGGCTTTCCCTACCTATAAATCAGCGGGTACAGAGCAAGCGTCCACGGGGGCTCAGCTGACCGTGCCATGGCCGACGCACGTTTCAGGTGACATCGCGCTCCTGCTTGTGGAGTGCTGCGGAGGACAGGCGGCATCCCTCGCCACACCGAACGGATTCGTGGAGCTCGTGAACAGTCCACAAGCGACCGGCGCGACAACCTCGGGCACCCGGATCCACGCCTACTGGTGTCGGGCAACCAGCGCATCGATGTCATCGCCGGTGGTGAACGTGGGCGCGAACCACGGCTATGCGCGCATCTTCACCTTCAACGGCGACATCCCTCCATCCGGAAACCCCTTCCAAGTCACCTCCGGAGGCGTGAAAGCGAGCGCGAGCACGACGACGACGTGGACTGACCTCACGACGCTATCGGAAAACTGTCTCGTGCTGTTCGTGGCCGCGCGCGATAACGACTCCGCCTCGGCCGCGTGGTCTTCCTTTGCCGGAGGGAACGTGGCGAACCATGCGGAAGTATCCGGATCCGATGCAGGAACGGCGCTCAGGAACGGTGGAGGTATCGTACTCAATACCGGAGAGATGGCAACGCCGGGGGCGGTCGGTACGCCGACGGCAACGGTGACGAGCTCGATCAATGCGATGATGACGATCGCTCTGTCCTCGATCCACCCGGACATCATATCGATGGTGAACTCGGGGAATATCCGTCAGGTGTGCGAGGACGCCGATTACGTCTACTACTGCACCGACGCGAACCCCGCCTACGTCGGCCGCATCAGCAAAGCGGACTGGGTAACGAAGACGGAACTGAACAGCGGCGTCACGAACCTCAACACCATTTGTCAGGACGCCACGAACGTCTACGCCGCATCGTATGAGGCTCCCTGCAGGGTGGTGAAGATCCCAAAATCGAGCTTCACCGTGAGCGCAACAAAAACGCTCGCCTCCGGAGAGAACAACTGCCGCCGCATGACGCAGGATTCCACCTACGTCTATCTGGGCTTGGATTTGAACCCCACGAAGGTGGTGCGGCTGCAAAAGGCGGACTGGACGACGACGAGCACAAAGACGTTCAGCACGGGGGAGAGCTTCTGCAACGCACTCGATATCGACGGAACCTACATCTACGTGGGGCATTACGTCTCACCGGCGAAGGTGTCCCGGCTCACCATTTCGGATTTTTCCACCGTGAGCACGTTCACGGCCGACTCAGGATGGAACAGCTGCATGTCGCTGGCGAACGATTCGAGCTACGTCTACGCCGGACTCGCCGCCACGCCTTCGCGCATCGTGCGGATCAGTAAATCCGATTGGAGCACTCAGCAAAAATACATGGGAGACGCGGATCAGGGCGACGTGCGCATGACGATCGACGCAACAAAGCTATACGCGGTCTACGACAACAGCCCCGGAAAAATGTCGCATATCAATCTGGACGACGGGACGACCCATCAGCGCACCGAATTCCCCACGGGACAAACGCAATGCCAAACCCCGGACGTCGACGACGACTACGTCTACGTTCCGTTCTGGAACTCGCCGCCGAAGGTACGCCGCGTGCCGATCAGGATCCCGCTGCAACAGGAAGGCTTCCGCTGGCGCGATGATGACAACAACGAAGCATCCGCGACGTGGCTGGAGACGCAAGATACCCAGCTCGAGCGCGGGAAGAACACGAACACCCGTCTGCGCATCCTGCTCAACGGCACCGTGAACCTCGCCACGAATAAATATAAATTGCAGTACAAAAAAACGACGGACAGCGAGTGGCTCGATGTTCGCCCGGACTACTCGGGCAACTACGTGAGCGAAACCTTCGCGGCCACGCCGGACACCACGCGCATCGAGATCGGAGGCGACGCCGTGTGGAATGCCGGTGGGTATCTGCAGCTCACCACGGCCGCGAACGACAAAAAGGGATGGACGGGCTATATCGGCGAGCTGCCGGATGATTTCGTGACGACATTCGACATCTACGCGAACGGAACCGCCGACGGCATCCACTTCTACTTCGGCTGCACGGGCAACGATGGCAACGCGGAGCAAGCCAATGGCGGGTATCACTTCTTTTTTGATGAATACCATTCTGAAATTGCGATCTGGTACAACGGCTCAAAGATCACGTCTGTTTCTCAGGCGAACCTCGGCAACGGGACGTTCAGGACTGCCCGTGTGGAGCGCATCGGAGGTACGCGATTCAAAATAGATTTGGATGGCGTCAATAAAATCGATTACACCGATTCCTCGAGAACGCTCATCGGGACACAATTCGGCTGGGCGGCACGCACGGGCGGTCTGAACGCGGAGCACCGCTACAAAAACATCACGCTCTATTCCGCGTCATTCACGCAAGCGATCATCCTGTCGCCGTCTTCGAATATCGGCGCATCCGGAGCAGCCACGACCGTGCAGCTGACAGCGCCGTCCGGGAAGACCACGAGCAACTTCGTGGCCGGGCGCATTCAGGACGACGAGAACCCGGCCGACGCGGTATCGATCATGCTCACGAAGTACACCGAGATGGAGTGGTGTCTCATGGCAACCGACGAAGCGGTCGAGGGCGGCGTGTACGAATTCCGTGTGGTGTATCAGGAAACGCCGGTGGTGCCTCTGTCAACCTATACCGTCACGCCGCAATGGACGGTGGCCGAGCCGGTGGAAGTACGAGAACCCAGCCCGGTGCCGATCGAGATCACCCTCCCGGCCGTGACGACAGCTGCACACTATACGGCTGCAGTCGCGGCGGTCGTTATTGAGCTCACGGTTGCTGCAGTGGGCGTCAGCTACGTGGAAGCGCACGCGCGCACCCCGGATCCCGTGCCCGTGGAAATAGCCGTGGTACAGCCCGCTGTCTCGCATCTGGCGGTCTATAGCAGGGCACCTTCACCCGTCCCGATCGAGATCACTCCAATCGCTCCAACGACGAGCTACGTCTACGCGGTCTCCCGGGCACCTCAACCGGTGCCGATCGATATAACCATACCGGCACCGGCCGTCACGTATGTCTACGCCGTAAGCCGGAGCGTGGAGCCGGTCTTGATCGAGATCACGCCGGTCACCCCCGCGCGCTCGTACATTCAGGTGGAAACAACCGCCCCGGATCCCATCGAGATCACGCTCACACCGGTACAACCGGCGACAGCATTCGTGGAGACGTACAACCGCAACGTCTCGCCGGTACCGATCGACATCACCGTGATTCAACCGGCGGTTAGTCACCTCGCCGTGTATTCGCGCGCGCCTTCACCCGTCCCGATCGAGATCACGGTGCCAGCGGTCACGCGGAGCTATGTGTATGCAGAGAGCAGAACCCCGGAGCCCGTTCCCGTGGACATCACCGTCATCCAGCCGGGCGTGACGCACGCGGAGATCTATAACCGAGCGCTGACGCCGGTGCCGATCGAGATCACCCCTGTGCAACCGGCCGTAAGCCATCTGGCCGTGTACGGACGAACGCCGAGCAGCGTCCTCATCGAGATCACCGTCCCGGAGGTACAGGCGGACAATATCTATTTTGCAAACCCGGATCCGGTACTGATCGAGCTGACGGTGCCGCAAGCCTCCGTGAGCCACGAGGCGCACTACACCCGGACACCGAGCCCCGTGCCGGTGGAGCTGACTGTCGTCGCGCCGGTGGTAACGCACGAAGCGATCTACGGCCGCGCACCCTCGCCCGTGCCGATCGACATCACAATCCCTGCAGTCACCGTGCTGCAGTACTTCCGCGCCGCACCCGCCCCGGTGCTCGTGGAGCTGACACCGATCGCACCGGCCGCAACGTACCTCGAGCCCTACACCCGAAGCGTCTCCCCGGTGCCCGTGGAAATCAGCATCCCGGCCGTCACCACGGCGGAATACTACGAAACCTCCCCGGATCCGGTGCCCATAGAGATCACAATCCCGGAGGCTGAGGGCATCCATATCGAGAATTACACGCGAAACCCGGATCCCATCGAGATTTTGCTATCGCTTCAGGCGGTTACGGTATTTCAGCGTTTTACAGCCCCTGTGAGCGCCGTTATGGTCGAGCTGGCTATCCCGGCACCTACGGTCACCCACGAGAGCGTGTGGGAGGCTTTGCTGCAGCCTGTGCCCATCCTAATCACCGTCCCTCAAGCGAGCGCACAAGCGACGTCCATCATGGCACGCTACGGGACAAGGGAATCGGATTCTGGCAACAGCGGGACGCGCACCACGGCGAGTCTTGCCGGAGGATCGCGCATCACGTCCTCAGCTGCGACGCACGGCGCGCGCACGACTGCATCGAACACTCACCGGCCGCGCACCGGCAGCGTGAACAACTCAGGCTCGCGGACGGCTATCCTGCCGTGATAGAATGCGACTATGCCAAACGCGCAATTCACCATGACGGAAGGGACGGGATACGAGATGGATTTCACCCTGCGCGCCGGTAGCAACTTCAAGGGATTGGATGAGGGCGATATCATCACCCGCTCGATGCTCAACCGTGTGTGGCTCTACATCCAGCGCCCGGCGGACGAATCGCCGATCATCACAAAGAGCGACAAAGGCGGAGCACCGTTCGCTGATACTGAAGACGAAATCGAATGGACGAATGAGGAGAACGGAGAGCTCACCGCGAAGCTCGTGGAAGACGACACTGCAGAGAAGCCCGGGCTCGGATCCAACTACGAATTGTGGGGGGAGCTTTCCTCGAACGACGAGCCGGTGCTGCTCGACGAGGGAATCATCGACATCAAGAACAGCATCAAGCATCCGGTTCCTGCGGAGGAATAAAACGGTACAATGAATTCGTGCAGACCGGATAGCCGTGCACATTCTGATTCCGGGTGATGAGAGAAGTGGAACGCGAATGAACACGGCGCGTCTGCTTCCGCCTGTACGGAATTAGCTGAAATTGTGCGGTACGGGTATCATCGTCCTATGCTCAAACCCTCGCCGCATGCTCAGGATATCGAGCTGGAAAAGCTCACACCGGCACCGTGGAACCCGCGCGTCTTGAAAGAGAAGAAATTCAAAGAATTATGCGAGAGCATGAAGAGGGATCCGGAATTCGTCAAAATCCGGGGCTGTATCTGCAATAAGGCGGGAATCATCTACGCGGGGAACCAGCGCTACCGAGCGGCCGAACACATGGGATGGAAAACAATATCGACATTCGTCACCGACGTGCCGGACGAGCTGGCGAAGGAACGCGCGATCAAAGACAACAATCAGTGGGGAGAGTGGGACGACAGCATCGGCCAGCTGCTCGCGGAGCTGCAGGAAGCCGGAGTGCCGATCGAACAAATGGGATTCAGCGAGAGCGAGCTGGAAGGCATGCTGGGCAGCGAGGACGAGAAATTGCCCGAAGACGTCGTGCCGGACGTCCCGGCGAAGCCAAAGGCCAAAGCAGGGCAGATGTGGAAGCTCGGAGAGCACCTCCTGCTGTGCGGGGATGCGACGAACGCGAAGGACGTCGCCACGGTGTGCGAGGGGAAGCGCGTCGACATGATATGGGTGGATCCGCCCTATAACGTGGACTACGTGGGGAAGACGGAAGACGCACTGAAAATCCAGAACGATAAAATGACGAGCAGCAAGTTTTACCAATTCCTGTTGGATAGCTTCGAGGCGATGAGCGCGAACGCGAAGAAAGGCGCGCCGATCTATGTCGCCTTCGCGGAGCTCGAGGGCATCAACTTCCGCCGCGCGCTGATCGATGCCGGATTCGAGCTGAAACAAATTTTGATCTGGGTCAAAAACAGGTTCGTCCTTGGCCGTCAGGATTACAACTGGCAGCACGAGCCGATTATGTACGGATGGAAAGGGGGGGGGGCGCATTGCTGGTACGGCGCATTCGACAAAACAACCGTATTCGACGAGGAAGTGGATCTGCGCAAGCTGGACAAAGGGCAGCTGCAGAACATCATCCAATCGCTACGGAACCTGCGGAACACCGACGTGCTGCGCCACGACAGTCCGCAATCGAGCGAGGATCATCCGACCATGAAGCCGGTGTCGCTCGTGGGGAACATGATCCGCAACAGCTCACGGCCGGAGGACACCGTGCTGGATTCGTTCGGCGGATCCGGCTCAACCCTCATTGCATGCGAACACCTTCGCCGCCGGTGCCGCATGATCGAACTCGACCCGCGCTACTGCGATGTCATTATCAAGCGCTGGGAGGGGCTCACGAATGAAAAGGCGGTACTCCTACGTTGATCATGCCAGCAAAAGGGAAATACTCGGCCGAGCTCGTAGAGCAGATCACCCGGTTCATTGAAGCGGGAAACTACGCCGTCGACGCGTGTCTGGCCGTGGGCATCAGCAACGATACCTACTACGAATGGCTCAAAACGAAGCCCGAATTTTCCGACACTATAAAAAAGGCACGGGCAAAAGCGATCGCAAAGAAGGTGATCCGCATCGATAAAGCCGGGCAGGAAGGCAACTGGCAAGCGGATGCGTGGTGGCTCGAGCGTGTCGCCCGGAAGAGGTTCGGCCGCGACGAGCCGCAAGTGCAGCAACAAACGAACATCGTGCTCGGCTACGAGCCTAAGAGCCCCTTCATCGAATCGAACGCGGAGAAGCCGAAGCACCTCAACGTCGCTCAGCTGCACTCCCGGAAGATCGGAGAGATGATGGGGAAGAAAGCCGTGAACGAAGGAAGAAAGCGACAGTCTATCCGTCCCCGCAAAAAACGATGAAGATGCGAGAGCCCGAAGTCCGGTACGCCTCGGAATTCAAATGCTCCCGCTGCGGGAAGCCCGCCGTCGTATTTGTGGGACTCAACGACCCGGACGGCACCGACTATCCCATGTGCCGGAAGTGCGCGGACGACTGGCACACTGAGATCCTGATGGCGATGCACGGCATGGGGGAGAAAATGCGCGAACCCGAAGCACCATGAAGCTCACCACACACCCGACCGGCATCGATGCGGAACTGCTCGCCGGGATGGACGAATACGAAGTCATGCCTGGGAAGACAGAGACGATCCACGTCTACAGCGTCGTCCACCCGAAGCAAAAAACATTCATGGATGCGCGCGCAAAGTACCGACTGTTCGGCGGCGCGGCCGGGGGCGGGAAATCACACGCCATGCGCATGGAGGCCGTGAAGCAATGCCTCGCGGAGCCGGGCGTGCGCGGGCTGATGCTTCGCCGGACGTACCCGGAAATCGAAGAGAACACGATCAACCCGATGCTCGATGAGCTCGATCCGGAGATGTACGAATACAACGCCACAAAGCACATCCTGACGTTCTACAACGGCTCCACGATCCGCTTCGGTTACTGCCAGCGCAAAAGCGACATCCGGCGCTACCACGGTCTGCAGTACGACTTCGTGGGCATCGAGGAGTTAACCGACTGGAGCGAGGACGAATTCAAAATGCTGCGCCGCGTCCTCCGTACCGCGCGCCTCGGGATCCATCCGAACTTCTTCGGCTCAACAAACCCGGGCGGCATCGGGCACGGCTGGGTGAAGCGCCTGTGGGTGGATCGGAAATTCAGGAAGACGGAAAATCCGGACGACTACGCATTCATCCCGTCACGCGTGTGGGACAACCCCACGCTCATGGAAGCGGATCCGGGCTACCTCGAGATCCTAGAGGACATGCCGGAAAAACAACGCAAGGCGCTGCTGTACGGCGACTGGAACGTCTTCGAGGGGCAATTCTTCACCGAGTGGAGCGAGGACGTGCACGTTGCGAACCCGTTCGTGCCGATGATAGGAATCAAGCGGAGGATCATCGCGCTCGACTACGGCTCGGTGAACCCATGCGCCGTGTACTGGATGGCGCTCACGAACGACGACCGGATCATCGTGTACCGCGAATTATATCTGCCCTACCGATACGAGCAGCTCGCTCAGGCGATCATCGATCACACGAGCGATGAGGAGTGGAAGGATCTGCGCCGCGTGGTGGTCGACCCCAGCATCTGCGCGAAGAAAAACGAAGAGACCGGCAGCACCGGCAAGGGCATCCTCGAGAAAGCATTCCGGAAGAACGGAAAGAAGCTCCTCGTGATCCCCGGGAACAACCGGCGCATCGACGGATGGAACGCCGTACACAAGTGGCTCGAGCCCCGGCAGGACAAGAATGACGGCACGCTGTTCGCTCCCATGGTCTTCACGTCGAACTGCGAGAATGCGATTAGAACTATCCCGGAGCTCGTGCACGACGACAAAGACGTGGAGGACGTGAACACGAAGGGCGAAGACCACTGTGGAGACGCCATCCGCTACGGCGTGGTGTACTTCGGAGTCACCCCGCCGCAATCGCTTGCGTCCATCGATAACGTGCAAAATGCGATGCTCAAAACGCAACAGAAGAAAGCAAAGTCGCGTAAAGCGCTCGACGAATACGAGGCTGACGATACAAACATTCTCAAAGTCGTATTCTAAGTGTAACATTGCGCCATGCCGGTCAAAAAATCCGATTCATCGGGTAAGAAAAAGGAGCGCAAGAGCATAGGCCAAATGACGGAAACCGGCGTGCCGAGCAAAAAGGTCACCGGGAAACAACTCACTATCGAGATGGGCGGATCCGGAACGAACCTCCTCAACGGACAGCTGGAGGAGGATTATAACGCGGCGTTGCTCGGTACGATCGGACTCGAGATCTATGACCGCATGCGCAAGAGCGACGCTCAGGTGCACGCCACGCTGCTCTACTGCGAGCTGCCGATCCTATCGACAAAGTGGAGCATCGAACCGGCGAAGAACGAAGAGGGAGAGAGCGAACCGGAGGATGAGGAGATCGCCGAATTTGTCCGCAAGGCGCTCTTCGAGCGCATGGCGAACACATTCCAAGACTTCCTGCGCGAGATCCTGACGATGAACCCGTTCGGGCATTCGATCTTCGAGCCGGTGTGGGAGATCGATGAGGAACAGGTATGGATCAAGAAAATGGGCTGGAGAAAGCCGACGACGATTGACCGCTGGGAGACGGAAGAACGCGCGGCCGGTGTGATACAGGTTCTGCCGGATGGAAAGAAAGTCAGCATCCCGGCCGACAAGCTCCTCATCTTCACGCTGCGCCGCGAAGGTGACAACTACGCCGGGCAATCCGTCCTGCGCACCGCGTACAGGCATTGGCTCCTCAAAGACAAATTCTACCGATTCGACAGCGTGCGCCACGAGCGACAGTCCCTCGGCGTGCTCAAAATCCATCTGCCGGTCGACGCCACATCCGAGGACGAGGCGAAGGCGCTGCGGATCATCGAGCGTCTGCGCAACGTGGAGCAAGCCGGAATCACGCTCCCGGGCGGAGAGGAGGAACAGAAGTGGGAGGCGGATTTTATGGACATGAAAGCCGGGACTACATCTAACCTATTCGAGAGCATCAATCACCACGACCGCAAAATCGCCACGAACATCCTCGCTCAATTCATGGAGCTGGGATCCGACGGCGGCGGAGGGAGCTACGCGCTGAGCGAAGATCAGTCGAGCATGTTCCTACAGGCGCAAGGCTCACAAGCCGCGTACATCCGCGACGTGATCAACCGGCACCTCATCCAGAAACTGGTGGACTACAACTACGACGTGGAGCGCTACCCCACGCTCGTCTTCGACCGGCTGGGTGAAGTAAAGATTACAGACTTCGCCACCGCTGCAGCGTCGCTCGCCGGTGCCGGGCTCCTGACAACGGATCCGAACACCGAGGCGGCCGTGCGCGAGCGCATCAACCTCCCGCCGAAGCAAGCCGGGATGGAAGAGGACGATGAGGAAGAACCGATCGACCCGAACGATCCGATGGCCGGTCTCGAGGATCCGGCCGACGATGACGGCGGAGACGACGAGGGCGATTTTGACGACGTGGAGGAGGAGCCCGCTGATGACGAGGAAGTGGATCTATCGGAGCTTTTTTTTTCGGACATCAGGGGAATCGTTGAGCTCGGAGAGGACGCCGTGTGCGAGGTGATCCAGCTGGCAAAGGGGAAGCCACTCACCGAAGAACACAAGAAAGCGATCAGCGAAGCGCTGCTCGGCCGGGGCAAAGGCGGGAAGGAAAAGAAGCCATCCCCGCGCGACAGCCGCTTGCAGAAACGCGACGAGATGGACAAAGAGCGCCGGGCGGCCGGAGACCGTATCGATGAGCGAACGGCCGCGCGCGGAGGCGACACGAAGGCGCTGCTGCGCCAGAAAGAGACCGTGGTGCAGCGCATCGAAGTGACGCGCGCCCGGATCCAGAACATATCCGATCAGTACCGCGCATCGATCGAGGCGGCCGAGACACCGGCGGAGCGGAAGAGATTGCGCACCGAACGGAAAGCATTGTTGACACCGCTGAAGCAGCTGCGCACGAGCGACATCCAAACCCGCGTGGGCGTGAATAAGATCCTGCGCGCGCGCCGCAAACAGCTGAGCGCGAAGATCCAAGCCATCCGGTCGGCCGTGAAAGAGAAGCGCCTGACCATGAAGGACGCCGTGGAGCCGCTCAGGAACGAGATCGAGGCGAACAACGCGAAAATCAAAGAGCTGCGCGCCCTGCGCAAGCGTGGGGGCAAGGGAGAGAAGTCAAAGGCGCTGCAGCTGGCGATCGACGGGCTGCTCGAGGATAACGCCACGATCCGGGGATCCGCGAAGGCGCTGCGCGAGGTGTACAGCGACGAGCGCGACAAAGGGCAAAAGGAAATCGAAACGAAAAAGAAAGAATCCGGATTTTTCAGTGAGCACCACGATCCGCCGATATTCTTCGAACTCAGTCAGCTGCTGAATAACGAGACAATCATTCAGCTCCAAAACGAAGTGGAACCCCTGCAGCTCGCGGAGGCAAAAAAAAAAGGCTTGAGGACGAACAGCTACGAGCGGAAGGCATGGCGGCCGCTCACGCTGGCGGAGCGTAACGTCAACTTCACACTGATATCGCGGAGCATGAAGGACGGAACCGCGAAGCTCGAGAAAGGCTTCCGCGCATCGGTGCTGAAAGCGCGCACGTCGCTCATCGAGCAGATCAAATTCGCCGTGAAGTACAACGACATCAAGGCGCTGGGGAAAGTCGCCGTGCCGAAGGACGTGCTCAAAGAGATGGCTGCAGCGCTCACCGACGTGCAAAAGGAAATGTTCGAAGTTGGGAAGCGCACGGCCGCACAAGAGCTGAACGCGGGGAGCAAGCCCGGCGACAAAGACTATCTGCCGGTGCCGCCGACGTCGCCGGAGATCCGGGGAGCGATGCGCGTGCAGAACGACGCGATTGCGGGGAAGATCGCATGGAACCTCGAGGCCGTCGCTGTCCAGGCGGCAACCGAAGCAATTCAAAAGGCCGGGGGCGGCAAGATCACCGAGACGACTCAAAAAGCCGCGCTCGATGCCGTGAAGGAAGCGATGGACGCCGAGCTGCAGCTGAGCGAGCAACAGCAAGAGACGATTGCGCTCTGCGAGACTAAACTCGATGAGACGATCAAACTCGCGGAGGCCACTGCCAACACCCTGAGCGTGACGGGGAGTGTGAACATGGGGCGGGGGTCAATCTTCGCACGGTACCCGGAGCGCGTCTACGGCTTCCAATTCTCCGCGATCCTCGATGATCGCACCACGGCCATCTGCATGTCACTGGACGGCATTGTGGTGAAGGCGGGGAGTCAGGATTACGACAACTACTCGCCGCCGCGCCATATCAACTGCCGCTCGATCTGGGTGGCGATCCTCATCGCTACGACGTTCAAGCCGGAATTCACGCGGAACATCAGCGCGAGCATCCCCACGAACAAGACGGCCGCAACTGCACCGACGATGAAAGCGCCGGTGGTGGGAGAGCACACCTCGGAAAAAACCGTGGCGCTGATCAACGAAGAGATCGAGGAACGCACGGCGAAGGTGGCCGAGTACCTCGAGAGCGGGAAATTCGCCAACCGCGTGGAGAAACACAAAGAGGCGATCAAGGCGCTGCAACAGGGGCTGCAGGGCGTCGACGTGGGCGTGAAGCAATCCCTCACCCGGAAGATCGTGCTCGAGGGCGGCACCGAGATCCGCACGCCGACCGGATACGTCTACCACGCCAGCACGCCGGACGCGCAAAAGAGCATCGCAAAGAAAGGGCTCGTGCCGAACAAAGACGAGAAAGCGCTCTACTTCGCACCGGACGGATCCATTGCGAGCGCCGCCGGTGCGTTGAAGAACGACACGGTGCTCTACCGCATCCCCGCCGGGGAAGTAGGCAAACTGAAACCGAAGCCGGATCCGCACATGCCCCCGGGCGTGCCCACGTTTTACATCGAGAACACGATCGCGCCGGACGTAATCGAAGTATGGGACGACGTGAAAGAGGAGTGGATCCCGGTCAAAGCGCGCGGCGCGAACCCGGAGCTCGCGGAGGTGATGCGCGGCATCTTCATGGCGGACGGCATCCGCTTCACTGTTCGGCAGTAGCCGCTCGGTGTAGGATCCTGCCCATGGCCGAAGATCCGACAGAAGGGCTCGGGGAGATCGTGGTGCGCGTGACAGCGCCGGGGAAGTACGCATACGAAATCCGGGGAGACCGGATGGGGAAATATAACCTGCTCAGCGTCCTGCAGTTAATTCAGCGCGAGCTCGTGGACGACGTCGCCGCCGGTGTCCGGAGACGGAAACAAAATACGACAGAACCCGACAAAACCGCGCAGAGTGCAGTAAAAATAGACGTTGAGCCTGCTGAGGATTACACTGACGGGGTTCCGATGCCGAAGCACGAAGCGATCGCCACCTACTTCAAGACCATGGAGAAGATGCGCGACCGGATCCTCGCCATCGAGCAAACCGCCGACGATGAAATGTTCGTCGTCCCGGCCGATCTCCTCCGCCAGCTATGAACCGCAACGACAGAATCATCGCACTCACCGAGGGAACGCCTCAAATGAGCAAAGACCTCGCCACGCGCATCATCGATGCGCTGTACGCGAAAGGGCTCGATGCGAAGGACTTCGACGCCATCCTGTGGAGGCTGCGCCGCAAAATGGAGAAAGAGGAACTGGCGAAGCTCATGGAGAAAGCCACGAAGGACACGATCACGGGGCTCGTGGACGAGCTCGTGGCGATGCGGCTCCCCTGTCCGCCGATGGCGGATTGCGCATGCAGCGAAGCGCATTTTTTCAATGAGCTCTCACTCGCGGAGGGAAAGGAATACAAGAAAGGCGACACGATCGACGTCGAGATCCTCCGCACCGGCGAATGGAAGCACGAACGATACGGGAAATTCTCGATCACCGAGAAATCCCTCAGCGAAATGGTGCGGAACTTCAAAAAGGGAGTGCGCGGCATCAAGATTTTCGCCGACGAGGATCATGATCCACAACACAAGGCATTGGCGGAATTCAAAAAAGTATATCAGAAAGCGAAGAACAAACTGCACGCGACGCTCGAGCTCACGGCCAAAGGTGCCCAGCTGCTCAATGACGGCGCATACCACTATTTCTCGTCCGAGTTTGCCCGGGTCTACCGGGACATCGAGACGGGAAAATCCTACAGCAACTTACTTCTCGGCGGTGCATTCACGAACCGTCCGGTCGTCAAAGGGATGGCTCCCATCCTTGCGAGCGAAACGGACGCCAGTGGCGCAGCCCCCGGCAAGCAAGCCAACGCGGAGCGATCCGCAATTCTCTATCTCCATTCCCCATCAGAACCCATGGATAAATTGCTAGATCTGCTCGACTCCCTTGTTGGAAAAGAGACGATCACTGCATCGGAAAAGGCCGAGTTCGAGGGACTTTGGGCTGCACTCTCTGAGGAGCAGCGCGAAATTCCCGAATACAAAAAGGCTCACGCCGATGTGATGGCTCTCGAGCTCGCCGAAGGCGGCGATGACGAGGAAGACGACACCGAAGAGGAGGAAGACTCCGAAGGTGACGACAAAGAGCAGGGCGATAAAAAGCCCAAGGAAAAGGAAGTGAAGGCATCCGAGCGCAAGCCCGCTAAAAAGCCTTCAAAGAAACCGGCCGCAAAGGTCGAAGACGAGCCCCTCGAGCTCAGTGAGCGCGAGGAACTCGCTCAGCTCCGAGAGCAGAAGCGCGGTCTTTCCGAACGGGAGACGGCGATCCGCCTCAGTGAAGCAGAGCAGAACGTCGACGAGATCTTCGGCGACGAGACGCAAGTCCAGCTCACGCCGAAGTCCCGCAAAAAGCTCGCGCAATTCGCGGTCAACCTCAGCGAAAAGCAGGAACAGAAGCTGTGGGAAATCCTCGGCGATATCCAGCTCGTCATGCTCGGCGAGATCGGACTCGGCAAAGACGACGACGGCAACGTCGTGCTGTCTGAGGAGCACCCCGCCGTCAAGAAATTGATGGGTGCAGGATACGAGCTCAGCGAAGCTCAGGACATTGCCGCCGAACACCTCAAGCTCAAGAAGACGGGCAAGAAGGCCAAGGCGTAAACAGCCGAGCGAAATCAGTCTCCCCGTACCAGCAATTATTCTCATTTCATTCCCCCCCCTGACCAATGACCGCAATTGCAGCAGATAGGGATGCTCGGCGAAAGGACGGCGATATCGTCGCCTACGATGTCCAAGCCGCTGAGATCATCTACAAAGGCGTGCCGGTTACGTTGGATGCTTCCGACAGGATGCTCCAACAGAACGACGGGACGACCTTCACCCTTGCATCGGGTGACATCTTCGTGGGTATCTCCTACGAGGGATGCGACAACTCCGCCGGAGCGGATGAGGCAAAGAAGTGCCGCGTGTGGCGCAAGGGAGTATTCCTCCTTCCGTTCAGCGACACGCTGAATGACGCATCGGTTGGAAAGCCGGTGTACATCAATAACGTATCTGACGACTCGGTCGTCACGGTAACGAGCGACACCGGACAGCAAGAGATCCGCATCGGTACGATCGTGGAAGTCGAAAGTGCATCCCAAGCTTGGGTGCAGATCGACAACTTCGTCGACGGTGTCTCGGCAGTCGCCAGCTAAAACCGTGAGCATTCAATAAGCGAAAAATTCCCCGTACCATTCTCCCATTTCTATTCCCCCCCTGACCAATGACGTTAGTCAAATCAGATATCCCCCAGCTGCTCACGGTCGGGCTGCAACGCGACTTCCAAAAGGCGCAGCAGGAAACACAGGAACAGACGATCTATAAGACCGTCTGCACCGTCGTGAACAGCACAAAAGCTTCCGAGAAGTACGGCTGGCTCGGAGCAGTCCCGAAGATGAAAAAGTGGGTGGACGAGCGGCAAGCTGAGTCGCTGCTCGAGCACTCCTTCGAGATCGTCAACGAGAGCTACGAAGCCACGATCTCGGTCGACCGCGATGCGCTCGATGACGAGCAGTACGGACAGATCCGTCTGCGCGTGTCCTCCCTCGCCGAAGAAGGCGAACGCTTCTACGATGAGACGCTCGCCGCGCTTATCGAAGCGAACGGCACTGCCTACGACGGGCAGAACTTCTTCGACACCGATCACGTCTCCGGAGCATCCGGCTCCTACAGCAACGCACCGGCTGCGAACGCAACCTACGACTTCACCGTCAGCAATGGCGCTGCAGTCGCAAAGCTCGTCATCGCCGCCATGCG